TTTAGCAACCCTGTTCCCCACTAATAGTGATGGCACTGCTGCTGAAATTACTGAATTATTTTTCACAAGGAACGGAACTAAGTTCCCAATTGATTTCAATATTAATCCTCTTCAGCGTGAAGATGATGGTAATACTACAGTATCCCCTGAAGTCATAGAGCATTATATGAATGCTATTGAAAAATTCAATAATATCTCCAGAACTCAGTTAAATCCACAGAATGTAAGATTACTTGATAGTGCGAGATTTGATAAGGATTTTGCATTCGGTGGTTCTGCTTTCGGCATTGGTGTATCTTTTGATAATATTTCGGATCAAGGTGTTGACTTCAGCAATGTTAATTTTGGAATAAATATGTCCCTTGAGATGACTACTGATTTCCCGCAATCTTTCTTTGTCTTTGCTCACGCTAAAAATACATTAGTATTTGGTCCTCAAGGAATTCAGGTAATGAGTTAAGTTTATTAATCAAAAATTAAATAATTGATATAAATATAATGCCTATTGAATTTGATATTAATGAAGTAAAAAAGGATTGTAATATTTATTTTGAAACAGGATTATGGAATGTAAAAAAAGAAGAAACATCATTATGTAAAGCAATTAAGATGGATTTTGATAAGTGTTGTTCAGTAGAAATCAATTCAGATTTAGTTGATATCGCTGAGTTAAAGTTTCATAAAGAAATTCAAGATAATAAATTGAAATTATTTGAAGGAAAAAGTGAAAATTTAAAACAATATTTAAAAGATATTAATTTAAAAGATGATGATAAAATATTATTCTTTTTGGATTCACACGGACATGGACACGGTTGCCCCTTAGTTGAAGAATTAGATGCGATAAAATCATTAAAATCAAATAATCATACAATATTAATTGATGATATTAGAATTATTCATAGTTGTGTATGGTCAGATAGTAGATATAAAGGCGATAATTTTGAAGATGTATTAAAAAATAAATTACTTCAGATTAATGAAAATTATAATTTTTCATATTTAGATGGTCATATTGAGAATGATGTATTATGTTGTTCAGCATAATCATCATAATCGGTTTAAAAAACTTTTTTTTAATTTATATTTTTTTTAAAAGTCATATTATAAAATATGGAAGGAGGAAATTCTGATGATGCTGATATCCCCGAAACTATGGTTGTCCGTGAACCTGTTGCCCCTAATGTCCCAGATCTATTACGTGTATCCCCTATGGATACTACAACTGCTACAGATATAGAAACTTCTATTCTTGATCCTGTAGTTTCTTCAGATACTTTTTGCCGATTCGTTTTCTTAAATAAAGGTATTTTACATAGTCATTCTAAGATTACTCTTGCTGCTACTGCTGCCGCAGATCCCACAGGGAGACGTTTTTTCCCATTAGGTGTCGGTGTTCAATCATTAATTTCTCGTTGTGCTTTAAAAGTAGGAACTAAAACCCTTCAGGAGATTGATGGATACAATTATTTATCGGCATACAAAGATATGTTTGTAAATAATGAACATCAAATTGAGAGGGAACAGGTTCAGTCAGGTAAATGTATTTCCCACGAATTCAGATATTCTAATGGTTCGGGAACTGATGGTGGTCCTGCAAATAATACTTCGGCACCTAGATACGGTTTAGAAAATGGACGTGATTATGATGGCACTGTTGCTGGTGGTGTAGATAATCTCATTATGCAGGATTGGGCATCTGTAGGTAAAGCACCTGTTTTTCAGATTGCTTTAAGTGATATGTTCCCCATGCTGAAACAAACTCAATTACCTCTTTATATGATGGAAGAACAGGTATCTGTTGAATTAACCTTTGAACCTGCTTCTGATCAGAGACTTCAGCGTGGTCCGGGGGTAGGGGCACAACCTATTACTATCGTCCAAACTGAAGTAAAATTAATTGCTGATTACATATATTATCCTCAGGAAATGATGGATGCTTACAGAGCAGCAAATAATGTGATTTCATTTAATCATTTTGATTATCGTCATTCTAAGGTTTCTGTATCTGCTACTTCTACTAGTGGAACTACTCAGATTAGAAATCTCGGCGGTGCTGGTCGTATCGTCACTAAAGTTATCACTGGTCTTCAAGCAGACTTAACAGATGATGAAAGTATCTTAAATCAGTATCATAGTATTTCACCTGAAAGACATTATTCCTTTGGACAAAAACCTGCTGCAGGAAATAATAATGGTTCATTAACTGTAAATATCAAATATAATGATCGTTTCTTATATCCTATTGATATCACTAATCCAGCACGCCAGTTTCATAATACTGCTCAGGCTGAGGGTATGGTTCCATTCATTACTCGTGAGGAATTCTGTTCCGAGGGTGTTGGTTTAACCGATGATACATATGAGGGATATGTTCAGAATTCTGGAGATGCTGGAGATGAAGATGGTATTCTTGGTCGCTTCAACTGGTTATCGTATCGCCTGAATCGTAATGAGCGTATCAATTCCAGAGGTCTTGAATATTATTGGAAATATGAAGGTCTGAGTGAGAAGGGGAAATTCACTCAGAGAACATGGTTAGAACTCGCTAAATTAACTACTCTTTCGGGTGGTTATGTTTCTACTCAGTTAGCATAAATCATTAAATAATAATATTTTTAATTATTTTTTTTAATCAATTCATTATAATAATGAGTGGGCAACCTTTACCTTATTCTCAAACTATTTTATTAGATTGTAATCGTAGGCAGAGTGTAGAATTTTCAGCGAGTAATCTCGCAGAAACTAATAATGCATTATTTACAAATCAGGTTTCATCTGGTATTACATTAGATATTGGTGATACAGTATCTATTCAATCAGCACATATTTCTCAAAGAGGTGCTGGTGGTGATATTATTGAATTTTCAGGTAAAACACTCGGTCAAAAAAATATATCATATACTGAACAGATAAATACATCTTTTATCGGTTTTGGTCAATTGCCAGTTTCCACCTTTTTTGCTGATTACCAAATACAGTTATCACCTGAAGGATTTGCCATGGAGAGAAATGAAACTATCACAGAACAGATACAAGAAGTAGATAATCAGGCAAATGTAATAATTTCATATTACAAAAATACTAATGGTGAAAATAATATTGGATTACCCAGAAATTGGGGTAATGCTTCATCTATGAGCAAACTTACTACTGCGGGAGGAGTGCAATATCATAATCCCTCTGCTGGAACCGTTCCTAATGCTTCTTATTGGACAGTTCCTGATGGATTTCCTGTGGGAGCAAATACATATCCTCAATCTGCTTCTCATATTTCATCTCAAGATTGGAATATAGTGAATGGATTAAATGCTTCAGGTGCTGCTGCGAGATTTAGAAAAATAAAACAAGATAATTCAAGATTCACATTATTTAAACAAAAATTAATTCTTTGGAACCCTAAATATGTGGGACAAGATATCATTAATGAATATTTATTAAATGAAGTAAATGCTTCACAAGCAAATAAAATATATAAATCAGATCCTGCTATTCATCCTTATATTAAATATAAACAGAAGGTTCCTTTATCTGTTCCAGTAGGTTTTAATTCACCTGAAAGTGTAGCAGCAGATATAACAAATGAATTAACTAGAACAGATGATCCTATATTTATTGATCCTCAGGGAACCTCAGATAGGGAAAGTGTCATAGTAAATTCTACAACAAACAGAGCATTTCCTGCTACAAATTATGTTTTATTCAATTCCAGTTTTAATTCTAAATTTTTTAGAAATACTGAAGTTAATGATACATTCCCTTGTGATGCTATCGGTCCTCCTCATACTCCTGCAGGTAGCACGGAAACTCAGATGGCGTGTCAATATTTAAATTCATATGCTTATGTTGGATTTAAAAGACCTGAGATAGTAGAAGCAGGCAGGGATGCTTTCATGCCTCAGGGAACTCAGACACTAATAGATGTAGGACTTGTTGCTCAGAATGCATCAGGAGAAATAGTGACAGAAATCCCTTGGAATGATGAAAATTTACAAAAATTAAAGAGATTTTTTGATGCTCAGGCATTATATCCTGAATTATTAAAAGGGGCAATAACAGATAATACTGGTCAAACAAATTATTCTTCTGTAATTAATCCTACATCGGCATCATTAAGCGGTTCATTTGCTGAAGAAGCAAGATTTTTACATCTGGATCTTAAAAAAAAAGGGAATTCATTTAATGGTGATCCCATTGGAGATGATATGTATAATATTTCATTTACATCAGCAGCGGCATTACCTATTCCACCTGTAGCAAATGCTTCAGATAAATCATCTGTTCCTATTTTCATCGCATTTAATAAAAATTCATCTCATCTAAATGGATCTGTAGCAGAGGGGACTTCATATGAATCACAAGCATTTGGATTTGCTAAAAAACACGAGTCCCAGGTCTCAGGTGAATTCACTATTGCTTTTACAACTGAAAGAATAGGTGGTATTCCATCAACTTATTATACTGAACAGGGGGGAGAAATCAAGGCATTTACAAAAATAGGATATGATTATCATTTTAATGCTTTTGGAAACGCAGCGATAATACCCAGTTCAGGTTTTTCCCCTCTTCAGTATTTTGGTCATCAGGAATATGTGGGAGCAGAAACAATAAGGAATGCTTATATAGGGGCAAATAATCCTGTATATAAATTTAATTCTGTTGAAGGAAGATTTGAATTTGAAAATTTACATACATCTGAAAAAGTAGGTAATTTCTATAATGCAGGTGATCCTGACCCCACGGCAGCACTCTTTGGCCCCCCTGAATCGGCACAGGCGGGACAAGATTGCTATAAGATAAATAAACAATTACATTATACTTCTTGGTCTCCTTGTATGTTTCCTTATTCAGTTATAACTGTTAAAAGTAATACAGCACTTACTAATCAAAAAACTTTTGTAAAGGTTAATTCTAATTTAGATGTTGGAAGAATTTATGATAGTCATGGCGGTATCACACTTGAAGACATGGGATACAATGAGAAAAATTGGTCTCAAGGTTTTTGGGGACTATGTGGATTTGAATATGGTCAGTTTAATGCTTCACATGCTAATCAACAAAATCGTTTGATTAAATATAATGATGATAGTAAAAATGTAAAAGGAATGACTACTAATGCCGATATTACTTCAGTGGATTCACAATCATATATTACAAATATTTTTGGAGCAAATTTATTTTCACAAATGTTAGATAGTAGAGTAAATTATTATAATTCTTCTAAAAATTTAGGGGATGTTAAACTGCCCGCACATCCTGCTGATTTTCCAGGAGTATCTCCAGCATCTGTAATTTTAGCGAATAGCACTCGTATCACAGGAAATAATCTTCCAAGGAGATTATTACGAGGATATTTCTTATTGAAATCAGATATTTTAGATCAGGCAAATTTCTATGAGTCATCTAATCCTCTTCAGACGATGGGAATAGTAGGAAAATATCAAGGAAATGATGATTTTATTTCATATGATGGAGGTGGTCCAATATTCACCGTGACTAGGAAAAAAACTATTACCTCAATACAATCACAAATATTAGATCCTGAAGGGGAACTCGGCCAAGTTGGTGACAACAGCGGAGTAATATATCGTGTAGATAAACAGATTAATACAGATCTTAAATTTGGTGAAAACCTCTTTGCTCAAATGTCTCAGAAGAAATAAGGGATTTTTTGTCAAACATTATAATACATTGATTTTTTTATTCTTTTTTATTCTAATGGATCTCATTTGATT